GTAATACTGTTGCTACAGAGCACAAGAAAAACCAGCCTATGTTTGCACCATATCCATCAGATCAAACATTTTATATGTATCATAATGATTTTTTTACATATAATTCTGGTGATTGGACTATAACAACTACTGAGGCTGGTACTGGTAGTGCATCTGAAGCTGTAACATCCTCAGCAGGCGGAGCTTTATTGCTCACTAATGCTGCAGGTGATAATGATTTAGACTTTTTACAACTAAAAGGTGAAGGTTTTAAATTAAGCACAAGTAAGAAAGCATACTTTTCTGCTAGATTTAAAGTAAATGATGTAGACCAATCTGATTTTGTTATGGGTCTTGGTATTACAGATACAACACCTCTTGACACTACAGATGGTGTTTTCTTTATTTCTGCAGACGGTGATGCAGGCTTAGATTTCTTAGTAGAGAAGGATAATAGTGCAACTACTACAGAAGATGTAGCAACTATGGCAGATGATACATTTATCACAACAACTTGGTTTATTGATCCTGATGCTTCAAAAGTATTTTATTCAATAAATAATGCTGCCCCAGTTGGTGTTGCAATCACTAACTTACCAGATGACGAAGAATTAACCGTATCATTTGGTATTCAAAATGGTGAGGCTTCAGCACAAACTATGACTATTGACTACGTAGTAGCAGCAGTTGAAAGATAAGGAGTAAACAATGGCAGATACAGTAACTTCACAAACTATTCAAGATGGTGAAAGAGTTGCTATCTTAAAGTTTACTAATGAATCTGACGGTACAGGAGAATCTTCTGTAAAAAAAGTTGATGTATCAGCACTTACTACTAATAGTGCTGGAGAGACTTGTACTAGCGTTTCTATAGCTCGTATTTACTGGGCAACCAGAGGCATGGGTGTAGATATAGAGTTTGATGCTACTACTAACGTTTTAGCTATACCATTACCAGCAGACAGCACAGGTGATGAATACTATGATGATAGATTTAGCGGTATTCCAAACAACGCAGGATCAGGTGTAACTGGCGATATTGACTTTACAACAGTCGGCCATTCTAGTGGTGATGCTTATTCAATTATTCTTGTTTTGAATAAGAATTATTAATGAATGGCAGAGTTCAAAGGCAAAACCGTAACTCTTAACAGACCAAGGGCTATCCGCAAAGGTAGCCCTGGTTATGGCAAAAAACGAAAAGAAGTCTTTGTAAAAAATCCCGCAACAGGAAAAGTTAAACGTATTGCTTTTGGTGATGCTAAATTAGGTATGCATAAAAACGATCCAAAACGTAAAAAATCATATTGTAAAAGAAGTGAAAAGCTTGGTAATGACCGTATGAAGGCTAATTATTGGGCTAGAAGAGATTGGGATTGTTAAATGGCAAAAAAACGTGATCCTAAGGTTGGAACAGGCAAAAAACCAAAAGGTAGCGGTAGAAGGTTATATACAGACGAAAACCCAAAAGATACCGTATCAATTAAATACGCAACTATACAAGATGCTAGAGATACAGTAGCAAAGATAAAACGCACAAAAAAACCTTTTGCAAGATTAATTCAAATATTAACGGTAGGCGAGCAAAGATCTAAATATGGTGGTAAGCCGAGACAAGCAGAGATATTTAGAAGAGGTAAAGATGCTATTAGAAGAAAACATGGTAGAATAAAATAATGGCAAAAAAAAAATTAAATAAAGTTATAAAAGGTTTGCAAAAAGCTAGCAAAACACACGCACAGCAAGCAAAAACCTTACAGTCCATAAAAATGAAAAAAGGAGGTGCAGCTAAAAGCAAAGGTAAAATATGCCCAGAAGGCAAAGCTTGGGCAAAAAGAACTTTTGATGTATATCCTTCTGCCTATGCAAATTTAGCTGCTTCTAAATACTGTAAAGATCCTAATTATGCAAAAAAAGCAAAAGGCGGTAAAAGAAAAGGTAAAAGATTTGGCGGTCCTATAAGAGGACAGGGAATAGTAATGTCAAATAGACTAAGATGAGTAAAGGTCAATTACAAAGCTGGTTAGATCAAGACTGGGTAAGATTAGGAGCAGATGGCTCTATTAAAGGCTCATGTGGTGGTAGAAAAGAAGCTGAGGGTAAGCCAAAATGTATTCCTAGAAGTAAAGCAAATAGTTTAAGCAAGTCACAAAGAGCTAAGTTGGTTGCAAGAAAAAGAAAAAAAGATCCAAACCCAAATAGAAAAGGTAAACCTATTATGGTTTCTAATAAATTAAAATCAGGAGGCAAAGTGAAAAAACTTAAACCCATACCGCCAGGCAACAAAGGTTTGCCTAAATTACCAAAAGAAGTCCGTAATAAAATGGGTTATTTTGTTGAAGGTGGAAGAGCTGAAAAAAAGAAAGGTGGCAACATAGCTAGAGGTTGTGGTAAAGTTATGTCTAATAGGCGTAAATATACAACCATAAGTTAGGAGATAAATATGCCAAAGAAAAAATCAACAGTTGATCCAAAATTGCAAGCAAGATTGGATGCAAAAGTAAGACCAGACGAGCCAGTTAAGGAAGATCGTATTTATTACAATATGAAACCCAAAAAGAAAGCTCCTGCCAAAAAAACAACAAAAAAATCTACTAAGAAGTAAGGAGAACTATTATGCCAGGTCATTATAAAAAGTCTAAAAACGGCAGTATGATGAAAAAATCGAAAGGTGGCATGATGATGAAAAAATCCAAAGGCGGTTCACTCATGAAAAAGTCTAAAGGTGGTTCATTAATGAAAAAATCTAAAGGCGGTAAAATGATGAAGATGTCTAAGGGTGGATCAGTCATGATGGCAGGCAACGCTAATAGAAGAAGAAATCGTTTGAGATAGTGCCTTATTTGATTAGTAATATCCCACACTTTAAGTGTTGGGTTAGGAGAGAGTTTACACATAATCATGAGCAATATCAGGGCGAATATTTGCACGCTTTGGCTATTGCAGTAAATACCATTCCAGATAGATCATTAAGTTTCCAGGTTGTATTTACTGGGGAAGAGTCCAATTGTGATGATTGGGATGAAGGTAATATACATGGTGGTGCTATGTGGGCTAGGATGCCCATACAAGCACTTGTAGCTGATATACCTATGGAAGATTACCCTAAGCCTATGGAGGATCATTTAGCACAACCTTGGGATTGCGAGGCAAGAGATCATAGTGTTGTTACTATGGATAGAGTTAGTTCTTCTCCTTGGATTGCTAAAATAGATGGGGGTTTTTATCAAGCAAAGTATCTTTTTACAGTTGATTACACAAATACAGATATTGCAGATGATCCTGCACAACACAAACAAAGTCATGTATTATATATAACTGAAGACTGTGAGTGGAAAGGCAACTTTGTTGCTTTACCAAACAATAGAGTTAGGGCGACAAGTCCAGCTTTATGGGTTACAGGTGAAGGACCACCTCAGTTTAAACCTTCGCAGTGGTTACACTCAGCAGAGGGACATGAAAGTTATCTTGATCCGTCAATAACTTTTGATAATTTATATGAGGATTAATTATGGCACTATCAGGTAGTACAAATTTTGAGCCCAACGTAGCAGAGTTTGTTGAAGAGGCCTTTGAAAGATGTGGTTTAGAACTTAGAACGGGCTACGATCTAAAAACAGCACGTAGATCTATAAATCTTATGTTAGCCGAGTGGGCTAATAGAGGTTTGAACCAGTGGACTATAGAACAAGCTACTCAAACAGTAACAGAAGGTACAACAGATTATTCTTTAAATTCTAATGTAATTGATGTTTTAGATGTTGTTTTGCGAAGAACTGTAAATCAAACTCAAACTGATATTAGTGTAAATAGAATAAGTAGATCTGAATATATTAATATTCCAAACAAGACAACCAAGGCAAGACCATCACAGTTTTTTTTAGATAAATTATCTACTCCAACACTAAAAATATGGCCAGCACCTGAAAACTCTACAGATATATTAGTGTTTAATAAAATAGTTAGAATGGATGATGCAGACAAACCTACAAATACTATGGATATGCCATTTAGATTTTTTCCCTGTTTTGCAGCTGGTTTAGCTTATTATATATCACTAAAAAGGGCACCTGAAAGAACAGCACAATTAAAAGCCATTTACGAGGAAGAGTTTAGAAGAGCCGCAGATCAGGATGAGGACAGAGCTTCTTTTAATATTAGACCAAGTATTAGGATGATGTAATGGCTTATGCTACTGGTAAATTTGCAAAAGCATTATGCGATAGATGTGGCTTTGAGTATAAATTATTAGAACTAAAAGAAGAGTGGAACAACCTTAAAGTTTGTCCAAGTTGTTATGAGCCTAAACATCCGCAACTAGAGCCATTACGAGCTAAAGCAGATCCAGAATCTCTTTATAGACCAAGACCTAATAATGATCATGAAGAAGGTGAGGGTTTTGTAGTTGTAGTAAACAGCAATATATTTAAACCTGACTACTTAAATCCATCTACCCTACCTACAAACTTTACGGTAGCTAAGATGACAGGTGGCCTAGGTGAGGTTACAATAGTTACATCATGACATTAGCAGAATTAAAAACATTAATTCAAAACTATACTGAGAATACAGAAACAACTTTTGTAAATACACTTGATGATTTTATTAAAAACGCTGAAGAAAGAATATTCGAGTTAATACAGTTTGATTATTTTAGAAAAAATGTTACAGGTACTTTAACTACTGGTAACACATATTTAACAGCTCCCTCAGATTACCAACTTAGTTTTTCGTTAGCTGTTATAGACGGTAGTGGTGATTATCACTATTTAGATAAAAAACACGTAACTTTCATGCGTGAATATGCAGTAGATCCTACTGCAACAAGTGAAAGAGGCAGGCCAGAATATTACGCAGACTTTGATAAAGATTTATCAACCGCATCAAATAACGGTTCTACAATTATTGTGAGTCCAGTACCAGATGCAGACTATAACGTTGAATTACATTATTTATTTAAACCAAATTCTTTAGTGACTGACACTACAGGTACTTGGATTTCAAATAATGCTAGAAATGCTTTACTTTACGGTAGTTTAGTAGATGCATATATATTTATGAAAGGTGAAAACGATTTAACACAGCAATACGAGCAACGCTTTGTTAATGAAATATCAAGGCTTAAAAACCTTGCAGAAGCTCGTGGTAGGAGAGATGAATACCGTTATGATTCTTTGAGGTCAACGGTATCGTAAAATAAATGCAAAAAATCGAAAGTCTAAAAGGCAAATCAGTTGCTATAGTCGGTATGGGTAAAAGCTGGTTTGATTACAATCTAGCAAAATCACACGGGGTTCATTTTGACGAGGTATGGGCTATAAATGGCGTAGGAACCGTTATATATCACGATAGAGTATTTATGATGGATCCTGCATCTAGGTTTTTAGATACTGATGATGCTGGCGGTCAAACCGAAAGTATGGCAGAAATGTTACAAGTGCATGAGGGTCCTATATACACTTGTGAATTAGATGAAAGATGTCCTGGTCTAGTAGAATACCCAATAGAAGAGGTAATCCAAGATCTAAACTGTTACTACCTCAACAACACAGTTGCATACTCTATAGCTTTTGCATTATGGAATGAGGTAGCTGTTTTAAAGATGTTTGGCGTAGATTTTTCATATAAAGGTAATTTACATTTTGCTGAAGCAGGCAGAGGCTGTACTGAGTTTTGGTTAAGTAAATGTATAGCAGCAGGTATGCAAGTTGAAGTAGCACATACGTCTGGATTACTTGATACTGATGTACCAGCAGAGCAAAAACTCTACGGTTATCATAGGTTAGCTAATCCTTTAGTAGTTATGTCAGATGAAAACGGGTTAAAAGTAGAAAGAATTAATAATCTTGATATTACCCGAACATTACAACAACCAGTTTTGATAGACCGTAATGATTCACACCTAAAACCACCAGAGCCTAATAAATGGTAAATGAAGTGACGCCAGCAGGTATGCCTGGATTAGGCCTTATAGAGGCCAAAACAAGCAACTATGGTGGTCATCCACCTGAGTTTTGGGCAGAAAGGCTTACCGAAAAAATAGTTAGTACAAGCGATAGTGAAGATCCTTATATAAAAGAACAAGCTAGAGCATATAGAGATATGATCTACAAGGTTTGTTTGATTTATATAAAAAATGCGTTAAAATCTTATAAAGCTACTTTGATACAGGATTTAACTGGTCAAGGTAACGAAGATATAGCAAAAATAATTAAAGGTATTTAATATGGCCATTACATCAACATTAACTACAAGTTTTAAAAAAGAACTACTAACAGCAACACATAATTTTGCAACAAATGGTAATGCTTTTAAACTTGCTCTATACACAAGCTCTGCAACATTAGGAGCGACTACAACTGCATTTACAACTACAAATGAAGTAAGCGGTACAAACTATACTTCTGGCGGTTCTGCACTCACTAAAGTAGCACCAACAAGTTCTGGCACTACAGGTTTTACTGATTTTGCAGACTTAACCTTTGGTACAGCTACTATTACAGCAAGAGGTTGTATGATTTATAACGATACTAATAGCGATAAGTCAGTAGCAACAATAGACTTTGGTGGAGATAAAACATCAACCGCAGGTGACTTCACTATAGTTTTCCCAGCAGCAGCAGCCAGTACAGCTATTATAAGAATAGCCTAATCTAGCCTACTATGGCTAATATTACTGGTTGGGGTCGAGGTGCCTGGGATGAGGGTCCTTGGGGCGAACCAATACCAGTTACTCTTACAGGATTAGCAGCAACAAGTGCTGTTGGTTCTGTTTCTAT